TTGATCTGGTAAACTACATTTACATCAGTAATAATTGGGGCAACAATAGGTACTACAATAATAGAAAATACACACATTAATGCAATCCATCTCCTGGTGTGCATAGTATGTGGGTCTTTAACATCACGAGCCTTGTCAGTCTGTTTAGCTGCAAATCCTGCTCGTTGCATTAACATCTTCTGTTTCTCAGCTTCTGCTTGTCCTCGTTGGGATAGTATACTCATAGCACCACCAAGTAAGGTAGAGCCAAGCATTGATATAAGTTCCATTGGTATCACTACTGATTCCCCTGTTGTGTTTCTCTGTAAAGATTTAACGCCCTATCATCCATTTGTTTTTTTGTTCCAAAATTTCTATCATAAGAGCCTTCTGCATCAATAACATTAGTTCCAACTGCTGGTTTAATTGCTCTAGGATCTTTAAAGCTTTTCAAAACTCTGCCTACAAAATTTTGTGCAGATACTGCATTTTTGCCTTCAGCGCTATTCATCATTTGTTCAAAGAATTTTTTTGTTCCAGACCAAACTCCTTTTGAGTCTTTTCTTACTGAAGCAAAATAGCTTTGCCCAACTTTAGTTCTCATATACCTGTTAAACATATTTAGTATTCCCATTGTCATTACTGCCGCAGGTATACCAAACAATGCCGCACCACCAGCTACACCAACCGCACCAGATTTACCTGCTATAGGCATTAAAGCACCCAACGAAGCTCCACTAGAACTTGCCAAAGCTGTTCTTCTCATTAAAAATTTAGAAGTATCTATTGCTGGTTGAAATCCCTTTATGCTTTCACCAAACTTAACAAGTCTTTCATAACTTAAACCCTGCATTGTATCTAAATTTTTAGATCCAACTGATTTTAAGGACTGTGTATCTTTTATTATTTGTTTAATTTTTTCTTTATCTGCTAATTTAGCTCCAGGACCATGCCCAATTGCTTTTAAAAATTCTTTTGTATCAAATGTTCCGTATACCCTTAAATTGTTTATTAATGTTTTATCAAAAATATTTTCTAATTCTCCATACATTAAATTAGTAAATTCTTTTTTACCTTTATCTATCTCAGCAGCATTCATGTTTTTGTTTACTAATATGTTTTTTAGTTTTTGAACACCTGACTTATCTTTTAAATAATAATCCATTACTTGTTCAGAAGTTGGTGGGTTTTTTGCTGTTCCTCTTCCAGAAAATGTAGGTATTTTTTTAACACTTTCTCCTGTTGCTTTTAAATAATTTTCTAAAAGATTATCGTAAACTTCTTTGTTGTACTGACTACCTTCTATACCTTTAGCTAAACCTGCTATATTTTCGTTACTAGCCATTAATTGTTCATTTTTAGCAAAAACCTCATTAGCTTTTGAATATTTTTCAACAACAGTTGGGTTAGCTTTTGCCATGCTTTTGGTAAGAGAAGCATCAATTGCATTAAAACCACCTTTTACTGCTTTGTCATAATTTTGTAATTGCACAATGTTTTTAGAATACAAGCCCTCTCTAGATGTCCAATTTTTTAAATTTGCTCTTAACTCATAAACTTCTTTTCCAGAAAGTTGTTCTGGTACAGCTTTTGTGGTTGCTGGTAATACTTTAGTTCCAGTATATTTAAAAGGAACTGCTTTTCTTTGCACAAACTGTCTTAAAAATCCAGGAAGTTCAACAGCAACGCCTGTGGTTTTCCCCTCAGTTCCAAGTAAAGTTTGGTTTAATTTTTGTATTTCCGCAGTAACTCCAGGTGTTAATCCGCCATCTACTGTATTTAAAGAAAACCTAGCATCTGTAGCAACTACTCCTTTTGCAGCATTACCTATTAACAGATCATCTCCTTCATTATATAAGCCTTTATAAGTTTTTTTGTTTTTTGCTGATAAATTATGTAAATTACGAATCATATGCATTGGCATTAATTCTCTTTCAGTTCCTTTTCCTAAGACTTTTTTCTCATATTCTCCAAGCATGTTTTTTTCAAAAGAACCTGATCTTATAATAGGTTCTCTATTAGCAACTCTTCCAGCGTTTGGCAAAGTATCATCTAATTTAGATGAAAGGCTAGTTACTAAATCATCTACTTGATTCTTATAAGCTTCTTTACCACCAATATTTGCTCCTGGAACTACACTTGTTGCATCTGCAAATCCTGTTTTAAGCGAACCAATATTTCCAGCGTTTAAGGATTGTTGATATCTTGTTGCGGTTAAACCTTCTTCTGCTAAATTTCTTTCATTCATTTCTTTAATTTGTTTAGATGACTGTCTTCCTTTTTCTCCTTGTCTATATAAATCGGTGTCGCCAAATCTTTTTATATATAAATCTTTTTTTTCTTTTGACTGTTTACCTAAACGCCCAAGAATATTGGGTACAGCTTTACTCAGTGTTGGTTTTATGTATTCAAACGTCTTTTTTCCTATTTTAAGACTTTTATCAATTCCGTAAGACACGCCAGTATCAATACCCATTGTTTTTAAAGCATCTTCTGCTATTTCATCGTATGGTTTTACTACTTGATCATCATCTGCAAAAATTCTATTTATACTATCGTACATAGCTTGTCCTATACCAGAACCTCCTCCAAAACCTACTGCGGCATATGCTTGAGGTTTTCCTCTAAGAGCGCCATAGCTACCAGCTAAAATATAACCAGGAATACCTACTCCTAACTCAAAAGCTGTTTCTGCCCATTCAGGCAATGCTCCAGGATACTCCCCTTCTTCTATTACACCTGCATCTAGGCCATGTTGTCTAATTGTTTGGTAATACTCTTTTTTAGTTAATCTTCCTTCTTGAACACCAAGAATACCCATTTGTTTTTTTTGGTTAAACAATCTTTCAGCGTTTGCTCTTGCTGCAATTAAGTCTGTGTTTGTGTAATCTGTCATTAATATATCTTCCTTTGAAAATCATCTATATCAAACTTTTTTGGTTTTTCTTTATATTCATTTGCTTTAGGAGTAAAATCTGTTTGAACTCCAGATTTGTTTATTCCTGTGGTTTTATTCATTTGAAGAATAATGTTATCTAATCTTTCTTTATAATATTTTTGATTTGCATTAGCTTTTTGAATTTTAATTATTTTATCGCTTTTCCCTTCTCTTATAGCTACCTTGAGAAGAGATTTATTTCTTGCTATTTTTCCTACAAATTTATCTCTTATTGTTTCATACATTCTTTGAGCATTTACATCTGTTTCAAAATAGTCATCTATTTGAGGAATTTCTTCTTTAGAAAGTTGTAAGTAGTAAACAGATGGTCTACCAGATACTTCTTCTGCTGCTCCTCTAAGTAATTCTACATTAAGACCACGCAAAGAAGTTTTTCCTTTATTAGTTTGTGGGGCAAAATCAGGATCACCTGGAAGCGATCTTCCAACTGCTCCAAAAAGATTTCCTATCTGATTAAATACACCAAAAGCTTGAGAAGCATATTCATCATTTGCTTTTTCATCCTTAGTGTAAGGTCTTTTAACTTCCTCATCAGTAAGAATTTCAGGGTTTAATTCCTTATAAAGTTTTTGATATTGAAGCTTTTTCATCTGTGCATCTAAATCATTGTCTAATTGACCAGCTTCTATTGCTTCTAAGTATTTTGTAGCTGGGGCTTCTCCAGGCGCTCTGTTTTCGTTAAGCTTTAAAGCCATTTTAATTAATCTCAAATTTTTACTAGCTTCATTTCCACCAGGAACAAAAGTGTCTAATAAAGAATTGCCTACTGTACTAGAAACATCTTCAATAGTATCAAGAAGAGAATTTGATTTTTTTTCTTTGTCTGCCATTTTAAACTCCTAATATTCCAAAAGTTCTTTTACGATTATCACTGCTTTCAACAGTAGGCATACCTGAAACTGACTGGGCTAAAGCTTTACCTCCTGATCCAGCAGATGCTGTAGGAAAAGAAACTGGTTGAGTTGTTTGTGTTTTAGATTGTTCACTTAACATTGATAGTAACTCGTTAGTTCTTGCTTCTCTTTCTTCTCTTTCTTTTTTCTCTTCCTCAGTTTCTTCTGTAGATGTATCACTATTTATTGGAACATCACCATCAAGCATCCCTCCTCCTGGACTGACTACAGGTTCATTAGGTGCAAATATTCCTTGATTTAATGCAGGTTTCATACCCATTTTAGACATTTCAGGAGTAATTTGTTGTAAAGCTCCAGAAGGACCATTCATATATTGACCTGTTGTAGGCGCTCCGCTTACCCAACTAGGCACAGATACACCACTTGCTAATTGACTAGGCACAACTCCATTTACTTGGTTCATCATTTGTTGTCTTACAGAATCTCTTATTTTGGGAGCAAGACTTGCCGCTCCATCTTCTAAAAGTCCTTGCCCTAACTTAAAAGGATTTAAGCTTTCTGGTAACAAGTTCATTGGGTTTAAACTATCAGGAAGCATATCCATTAAGCTACTCCATGAAAAATCAAACATATATCTCTCCTATCATAAATTTATTTTTCAGCACTCGTTGCTGTGTATTTTTTTATCCTAAATAATATCCTAAAGCTGCGCCACCTGCCGCTCCTGGTCCTCCAGGAAAGAGCATGTTACCTACAGCTGCCCCTGAAGCAGCACCAGCAGTGCTTCCGCCACCTGTTTGTTGATTACCTGCTATTTGCGTTGCTGTTGTTGGTAGCCTACTTGTATTAACAAGATTGTTAAAGTTTACTAAATTATTGTAAGGAGCAGACTGTTGATACTCGTATCTAGCAATTTTTTCATTAATTAAATCTTGCTGTCTTTGTCTTTCTAAATCACCAATTTGTGATTGTAGGCTATCTCCGTAACCAAGACCTCCTTGAATTTGACTTAAATTAGTAAGATTAAGTCCTTGAGTTCTCATTTGGTCTGAGTATGCACCGCCATATAGCTTATTAAAAGCATCGGTTGCTGAGTTTCTAGCATCATTAAATGCAAGAGATTCCACTACACCTTGTCTAGCACCGCCTTTGTTTCCTGTTTTAAGGGATGCGCTGTTAATATTAAACAGATTTCTTTGCAACATATCATCTATTGGTTGGACTGCTGTGCCAAAACTTGCCTGTAGACCTGGATCATTAAAAACCTCATAAGGACTTCTTAACCCTCTTTTAAGAGCATCTCCTCCTATATTCATAATGTCTGTGCCTAGACCACTCGCATACCTTAAAGCATTTGCTTCTGCATTAATTGTATTATCTGTAGGTTGAGCAACAGTATTGTCAGGATAATATTGATCTGGTCCTTGTGCAAACTGATTTTCTGCTTCTCCGTAAAGCCTACTAATTGGTCCTTTCTCAATTGAGTTTAACTCTTGTATTGTGGTTTGAGTACCACCTCCGCTTCCACCACTCATAATATACCTCTTAATGATACGATGTTAATTTCTTTCCTAAAACTGTGTATATTTCTTTATATTCATAGTCTTCTAATTCTTTTTTAAATCCTCTTCTGCAAAACATTTCTATTGCTTCACATTTCATTTCTATTGCCCATTCCTCTATAGTTTTAAGAGTATGCTTCCATTTCTTAAATTCTACACCTCCTAGAGTAACTATTCTACAAACAGTTTTGTTTGGATAATCAATAACTTGTGTTGTTCCTGCTCCATATATCTTTTCATTATCATCAAATATAACCCAAAGTTGCATTTCTTGTTTTTCACAAAGTTCTTTAATGTCTTCTAGGCTCAACTCTTCTTGGCTTTTATCGTTTCCTAATTCTATATATTTTGAGCATTTATCCCATATTTTATATACATTGTCAGATTCTACTCCTGATATATGCATCATCCTAACTTCACCCAGTTACCACCAGAGTTCCTGAAGTAAACTCCTTCTCCATCTCCTGGATTAAAATTTGTACCATCTCCGTAGACTATGTCACCTTGTTTAATTCTAACTGGAGCTACGTTTTTAACCTCTATAAAAGTTGTAGCATTTTCTTCTAATGCTCCTTGTATTTTTAAAAACTCTTGTAATAGATACTGCGGTAAATCCTCTGGATTATCTGGTACAGGATTTGGTGTATATTTAGGTGCTTGTGCCATTAAATATCCTAATCAAATATTGATTTCTTTATGTTTGCAATAATGTCTAATAGACCGCCTTGTTTTTGAGGAGCGTTTGCAGCGGCTTGTTCTAAATTATAAACACTAGGTCTTCCTCTTATATCAGAAGGCATCATTCGAGAAGCTGCTTCTAAATTATAAACACTAGGTCTTCCGTAAATATCAGGTCTTCCTGTTACATTAGAAGGATATGGTTGTTGAGGAGGTACAGGCACAATATCTTGACCCATAACTCTTCTCATATCCATGTTCGCTTCTGGTGGAGCATACAAAGTCATATTCGGTGTTATACCAGGTTGATCTAAACCAGCTTGTCTTCTAAAATATTCATCAATCTGTCTTGGGTCATCGTTTCCAGAATATCTTATTTGATTGCTAACACCTGGAGTTATTGGATAACCATCAGAAAAAGCTCCTTGCGGATATCCTTCAGGTATATAAGAACCTCTTAAATTGTTATTGTAATAAAACTCATTTCCATTATCGACTGTATTAATAGTTGACCTTCTTGTTACTTCTTCTCCTGTTTGTGGGTCTACTGCTACTCTCCCTGTTCTTGGGTCTATAAATGTACGATACGGAGAGTATTGAACATTGTTATACATTTGATTTTGTTTTAACAAAGGAGCAACATAATCCATTTTCTCTTGGTCAGTCATATCAACAAACCTAGTTGAAGGGTCAGTAAATCCTTCTACAGGAAGATCATCATAAATGCTTTCATCTATAATGTTACCTAATTCATCTATTCCAAATTCTGCCATTATCGTTCTCCTAATACCTCATATTCTATATCATATCCGTTTAATTCAAAAGTTGTAGCCGTTGTGTTTTGAAACTTGATTGCTATGTATTTGCCTGTGGCTCTAGCATCTACTTTATTTTGTGTGTCTGGATTAATGCTTTGTTGTGTTTTATAAGTGTATGTACCATCAGGACTCATTGAACTTCCAATAAATACTTCAGCAGTTCCTGTGCTAGAAAACTTTGGGGTAATCTTTCTTACTTGTTTAACTGTATTGGTATTGCCATCTAGGGTTAATCCTTTTCTCTCAAGAATCATAGTAAAATTATTACCTGCAAAATCAAATCCATTGTCTGCCCTGTATAGCTTAGTATCTCCTGTACTAGACATTAAAATACTTGTTTCTGTTGGGTTAAACTCTCTTTGACCCCAGTTTTCAGTTGTGCTGTAGGCTATCCAACTTTGTGATTGCCCTGACCAAACTACTGATGATGTTCCTGGATTTACAATCCCTGTAGAAATATGTAGTATTTCTGGTAATTCTCTAAAACTGAATGAGTTTGTATTATAGTTCCAGATCAAAGCTTTATTGCAATAAGTTGACCCTACTGTTGGATAAGACACCCATATTTCATTCTTTTGTTTATTATGTGTTACAAAAGTATTTGCATAGTTGGTACTGTCAATTTCCTCAAAAAAAGTTCTTTTAACAATATTTGTTGCTATAGATTGTTTTTTAACTCCATTGTGGATAATAATATCGCCATTAGTCACTACAAAGTGATTTCCGTTATATTCTGCTACACAGTTTCTTGACAAAACTCCTGAGTCATCAAATAGCTTTTGAAAGCTAAAAACTAAGTTTCCGCCAATAAAATTCATTAAATATGTAGTGTTTTCTTTGTAAATTATAAAAGATTGCTTTAAAGGAAACCCATCTATTATAAAATCTCCAGCATCTCCAAGAGTTACAGAACCAGCATCGTTGTTAGCTGCTGCTGTCCATGTGCTAGGTAAAGACAAATTTTCTGCTGAATTTCCCCATCTAACTTTATTTGGTAAACTAGAAGATGATTCAGTTAAATTTAAAGCTATTAAAAAACTTTTATAAGGTCTTATTACTTTACACGTTGTACTTGCTGGCCAGTTAGTTAAGTCTGTAAATTTATTAGCTCCTGTGTTTGCTAAACATTGTGGGTCATCTACCCCATTGTTAAGTATAGGTAGACCATTAAAAATAGATCCTACCCAGTTTCCAACTCCTGTAAGATTAGTTGAGTAAGTTCCAGATGTTCTTGTAAACTCTGTATGATTAGAACCATCGTATCTATATATTTTAGCTGAACCAGCATAGAACCAATAACTATTAGCTCCTGTTGTCCAGTTTATAGCAAAATAAGGGGCTACAGTAGGTGTTCCAAATACCTGATCTTGACCTAAAACTTTTTTAACCGCTCCATCTTCAAATCTAGCATTTTGTGTGTGTGAAAAATACTCATTAGGTAATGCTGTATTATTCGTATCTTTAATCATTCCTTTTGGGCTTAATACTTGAAGGGTAGCCATTATGCAGTTCTTCTCCACATATGCACAACAATGTATGGTTGCACGTTATTATGCGCTCCACCACCACCAGTTGCCCCTGTGTTAGGAGTAGTTTGGGAATAACTACCAGCAGTATTAACTCCACTAGTTCCACTACCACCTTCAATAAATTTATTTGTATGTGTATGTGATGGTAATTCAGCAGTGCTTAATGTATGTGTTTTAGCACCACCAGTTTCTTGTACTGTATTAAAATCTGCATCGTTAGTATCAAAACCAACCATTACTTTACCAGTTCCAAAAGCTGTCCAAGTTCCAAAACCTAATAGTGTTCCAGGATTAGTTGCAACAGCAGCGTTAATATAAATTGATCCTACTGGGTATATAGCCTGTATAGAGGTTAATAGTCCTGCTGAACTGGTTACAGTTCCTGATACAACTAAGTTTCTCATGCCTGTTGAGTCCTTACTGGCATTTACTGTTACGGCTTTAGAAGCCTGTGCTGTTCCAAGTGTTGTAACATCTACATAATTTAGTTCTGTTGTGTTAGCTGTAACGCCATCTAATTTATTTAATTCTGTGTGTGTAGAAGTAACTGCTCCAGTAATACTGGGGAAGGTTGCTTTGACTGTAGATTTTACCAATCTTAAATGGTCATCACCTTCGTTAACTGGGTCACCAGCTACTGGGTTTGAGCTATTTAAGTCTGATATATATGTGCCTGTTTCTAATCCCATTTTTTTCTCCTAGTAAGCGTTAGCCACTTGTCCGTTAGCTCCTACAATACTTGCTGCTGCAAAAGCAATGTAGATATATTCATAGTTTGTATAGTTATGAATACCATCAGTATCTCTAAGTTTAAATCCAGTTGAATAGATATCCATATCACCTGAATTATGGTTTTCTGCTGAAGGTAAATCTAGTACTAACTTTTGTTCTGTTAGGTTTCCTTGTATACCAGCATCGTTATTTGCTTCTACTTGTGATTGTGCTGTAGTAGCTATTTGCCAACTCTCTGCACCATCACTTCTTTTTATAATAATCATAGCTGGTTTAAATCCTGTATAAATAAATGGACCATCAGCATTATCAGCTACTCCTGTGTATGCACCCATACTAGAAAAGCCATTCTTCTGGACAAAACAATAAGCTACATATGTTGAACCACTAGTATTTACTCCAGCATGAGTACCGATTGAAAAGACTGCTGTTGTTGGAGTTGTATCATTGAATCTGTTAGCATTATCAGCTGCTCCAGCATTAGTATTAATTTCATAGTAGTCTGTTTGAGGTGCAGAGTTCACAGTTTTAGACCCATGATAAACTTGCCAACCTTCAGCTGCGTTTAATCTTTTAATTATTATACATTTTGGTGCAATACCAAGTCCATGTGCTAGTGTTCCAGCACTACCCACACCAGTGTACTGAATAATACTTACTCCTGATGTAGTGTTAGCTTGATAAACAGATGCTATACTTGCACCATTAGCACCAGCATTGTTTGTAGTCTTATTTGCACCATTTGCTTTCCACATATAAGATACAAATTGATTTCCATTTTTGTTTCCTATTGGGTCAGTAGACATATTTGCTATAGTAAAACCATCACTTGTAAATGCAGTTAAACTTGCAGCAACTTCTACAGTTATATCAGTAACATTATTCTGAGATTGATTCTCAGCAAGTTTTAACCATTTCTTAATTCCACGACTAGAGTCGTAACAACCCCATTGGTGTGCTTCTGTTCTATCTTTAGTCCAAACTAAATCAGGTTTAAATCCAACTCCACTTATAGTTTTAGCTGATGAAGTACCTTGATAAGTTTCTACATCAAAGTGTGCTTTAGGGTCAATTGTTGTGTATGCCATGTAATTCTCCTATCCGTAATCTTTTAAATTCTTTGTACATAAAGAATAGAATCCAGCTAAAGGAGAATACTCAAATGTTCCATTGCCACCATTGTCATTTACTGCCGAACTCAAATTGGAAACTCCAAATCTGCCTTCGCCAAAATTTATTTGGCATTGAGGTGCGCCATTAAATCCATATAAAGATACAGCTGGTAAATAAAATTCTTCTTCTACTGTGAATGTAACATGAGGATATGCTCCTGTATTTGGAACACCAACACCACTACCACTATTCATTACAGTACCATTCATACCCCACCATGCCTTGCCATTATCTAAATCTAACCAGCATTGTATAATGCTACCATTTGCTGGAGTTACACCCATGTCTGCTGTTACAGTTCCATTGTTATGCCGTGTTCTTTTTACTATTTGACCTGAAGAATTACCAGCATTAAAAGCCCATGAACCAGCATCATCACCCTCTCCTAATTGTTTGTTAAGCCTTATGTTCTCTGTAGCATCTTTAGAACCATTCTTTACAAACCCTACGGATAAGTAACCACCTTGAGTAGAGTATTTAGTTTCCCAATACCACTTACCTTTAGAAGCACCTAGTGTTGCACAAGTTATTTTACCAGTATAAGAATCATTGGCATGATCTATCTGTGTACCAGCAGAACTTATAACATTTTGTTGACCTGCTGAATTATGATTAACATTAAAGGTAGCAAACAAATTACTAGGTGTTGATATAGATTGTTTTAAATTTCCGTTAACACTCCAAGTGTTAGAGTTACCAGATGAATCAGTACCTAAAGCTCCTGAGTTCTCAAATTTGAGGAAAAACCCTTTGCCCCCATATGTTACTGATGGTGATAAAGCTGCTTTCCATTCCCCAGTCGAAGAATCCGTAGACCCAAACGTACTAGCTTGATAAGCTGTGCCATCTACAAAATGATAATGAGCAAAGTGTCCTTGTGTAAGAGTAGTAAGATTATCGTAAGTATTTGCATTATTAAATCTACCTATGTTCTCTACTTCAGCTCCTTTATTAAATTCTGTATCGTTGTTTTGAGAGATAACAGTTGCTGTAGCAAACGAGGTGATTCGTTCTCCATTGACATAAACTTTACATCTATCTAATGCTGTGCCATTAGTTGTATCAATAACAATTACGAAATGATACCAAGCTGCTCTATCTGCAAATTTTCTGTTTGTTTTATATTCTAAGTTAGCACCACTTCCAGCATCAGTATTGACACCTGAACGCACTACCAATTCTTCATTTTGGTTAATCCGTATACTGTGCGTTGGATAACTTTGTTGTTGACCTGAAATAGCAACACATTGATTTTGTCCACCAGTGCTTACTGAGTTTCCTTTATACCAAAAACTAAAAGTCATTGTCTTTCTGTTACCAGCACTACTAAAATCTCTACTTAAATATGAATTAGCCATTAGTTAAATTGTCCTGAGTTAGCCATGCCAACCTCGATTGTTATACTGAAACTTCTATCTGCTGTTTGTCCTTGTCCATCTGTAACTCTAAGACCTGCTGTAAATGTGGTACTAGCAGAAACTGCGTTTTCAGTGCCTGAAATTACTCCTGTTGAAGTGTTTAAACTTAAACCACCTGGAAAACTTCCTGATACTTTTGAGTAAGCTAGGGTAGCATCACCTGATGCTGACACTGTTACTGATATAGCACTTCTTGCCGCAAATGTACCTAAACTTCCTGAAGCTGTATTCCATGTTGGTGCATCTGAAGCTGTAAGTATTGCTGAACTAGACCTTGTGGCTAATCCATCATTGTTCTCTACCCTCAGAAAATAACTGCCATCAACTGGTAGTGTAAAATTAGCTACAATCGTAGTTGAATTTGTAAACGAAACTGTATTTGCTGTAATTATAGCTCCTGTACTTGCTTGTGCTTCTACTCCAGGAATAGTAACAAAGCCACCACCTGATATCGTTACATTAGTTGCTGCGTTAGGAATTGTGCTTGGTGACACGCCACTTATAGTTGGTCCTGTTCCACCTGCTGCTACAAAACTTAAAGTTCCTGATCCATCTGTTTTCATTAACTGCCCAGCAGAACCATCTGATGTTGGCATTTTAAACAACACGCCATTGCTGTTAAACATACTAGAAATATGATGTATGTAATTACCCATGTGAGCATGACTGCTACATTGATAATATAAAAGGCTTGGGGTGTACTCATTAACTTGGATCTGGGTATACGCACCAGCATTACCAGGTGTTCCGTTTGTTGTTACATTAGTTGTGTACGCTGTAGATTTTGCAGCGTTTAAATAAAATCTTAAAGGGTGTCCGTTGTTGCTAGAATCAGCTTGGTCAAATCTATAGTAATAAGTCTTACCTGTGTCAGCTCCATCAAAGTTTAATACAGCACCTTCAACACCATCAATAGTATAAGCATTACTAGAACCTACGCCTGTATAAGGGTGTGCAGATGTTTTACTAATTACTTTAGTAACAAATATAATAGGTGCAGATGCACTTCCCCAGTCTGATTTGTAATCACGACCTCTTGTTCTAAGTACAGTTCCTGACTGTCCTGTTGTTCCTTGTGTTCCTGCTGTATTTACGCCAGGTAAATTTATACTTACCGAGCCATTAAAACTTACGCCACCAATATTTCTAGCTGTAGCTAAAAGTGTTGCTGTTCCTGCATTTCCTGTGGTCGAACCTGATGTTCCTGAAGTATTACCTGTTACATTTCCTGAAATATTTCCTGCAAAAGTACCTGACAATACATCTGTACTTGAGTTAAAGGTTAGACCTGATGCTGTTTTTGCTCCTAAAGAACCTGTCGCTGCTGTAACAAATAAAGGAAAACAACTTTGATCTGATGATTCATCTGCAACTGTAATAGATGCAGGAACATAGTTAGATGCTGCTTTTGCATTTAATTGTGTTTGTATATTTGAAGATACAGTATCTAAATAACCTGCTTCTGTTGAAGTTACTGCTGATACGCTAACATCTCCGTTACCATCTGACACTAACAATCTTGATGCTGTTAAGTTTGCCATCTTAGAAAAGGCTATTGCTGCTGAAGCATTTAAGTCAGCATTTATAATTACTCCACTTCCTATAGCTGCAACACCACTTGTTGATATTGTTATATCTCCTGATATAACTACAGGATTAAAATTCGTTCCATCGGCTATTAAAGCTGCGCCACTGGTGTTTGTTCCCATAAACAGATCATCACCTGTTATGGTTAAATCACCACCTATCGTTGCATTGCCTGATGTAGCAAGACTTGTTGCTGTTGTGGCAGGTAAATTAGCTGCAATGTTAGCCAAGCTAACTCCAAGACTAGAGCCATTAAAAGCTATAGCAAATACAGATGCACTGTTAGGAGTTGTAGTAGTTGTTAAATCACTAAATTTTTGTGTTGCCATTTATTGTATATTCCATGTTGTGGTTGCTGTTGCTGGTACATCTTGCCAATCATCAGGAGCTATTGCATTAGAGCCTTCTTGTTGAAAGATCAATCCATTCTCCGTTCCCAATAAAAATAAGTTATCTTCTGTTTCAAAATAACCTTGAGATACATTAGCTACTACAGTCCAGGTAGTCATTAATGTAATCCGTAGTCAATTCTTGTTACAGGTGCTGTTCCTGAATGTCTATCTCTTTCATTTGAAGTAATAATATCTCTTTTAGCACGATCATAAAATCCTTGCCAAACTTGTATTCTTTTGTCGTTTTGTAAATAAGGTTCTGCTTCAACTAATGCTCCGTATAAATAAACATCTGGGTGATGTGTAAGCATGTCGTTAGTTGTGTTTGAGTCTGATAAAGGAGTAAAGGTTTTATAATAAGCTACCTCTATTTCGTAAACTCCATCAGGTATAGGTCTAATTTGTATGTCATTACCTTTGATTGAATAGGCTTTAGGCATACCTGTACTGCTTCCAGCTTGTAATCTGTCCATTATTTCAGGTGTTAAATATTCTAATGGTGTTTTAGGATCAGAGTTTAGTTTAATGTTACGCATAGCAACATAGTTATCAGGCAAAGTGTAATACTCTGTTCCTGAAATTGTATTAGCTGTTACTCTAGTTTCCATTCTCCTAATCTTAAAATCTCTTTTGTGCCTTGTTTCAGCTAAAGCTATAAAGTCAGGAATAACATCAGTTAAATCACTTCTATCTAGCCAAGAAGCTATAGATGTTTTTAGTTCTGCGTATGTTGATATAGCCATTTATTTAGCCTGTCGTGATTTGTTATCTATCCCATACTTTGGAGATAAACGAAGCCTTTCACTTTCTGAAAGAGCCACTCGTGATTTGTTATCAAACCCCTTATAGTTTAAAGGTTTTAAAGGACATGTTCGATTTTCAGGAATAACACTTCCATCCCAACAAGTTTTAAGTGCAACTTCTGGAGTCTGTTGTTTCATTCTATTTCTTTTAAATTCCATTGGCATTAGATTACCCTCGATGTTGTTTTTAAATATCTATAGTCAGGACTGTTTAATAATTTCCTAACTGCTGGTGCATGATTCTTATCATATA